TGGTGAATGAGACATATTACCAGTATCAATATTGTATGTGCATATTAATTCATCACTCTGTGGTGATTCTAATATGAATACTTTATTGAATAGTATTGCGTATTTACGATTAATTGTTGCTACCGTCTCTTCTAACGCCGCTGGGGTAGTAAATGTAGCAAATAGCTTGTTCAAGTCTAAAAAGTCATTTAGTTGTTCCGCCATAAATATTTATAGTTTTTTTAAACCGTGATATGATTTACCTTGTTTTACATTTATAGGATATGGGATCATTTTTTGTATATCTGCGAGTATATTTCCATCTTCTTTAGAATAATCAAATAGAAAAGCATCATACGTGTATAGTACTAGTTTTGTTTGTTTATCTCTTAGATACCTCAGTATTGGTTCTAACATCTTAACATTGGATGATGTTTCGTAACTTTGAATAATATAGTTTAGTAGTTTTGATGGTGTCATTTCACTATCATAATCAAATGCCTTATTTTCTGTTCCCAATTTATCACGCTGGTATTCCTCCCACACGCATTCAGTTAGTTTTATTATATCTCTAAAGAATGGTTTATCACGATATTCTTTCCATACACCACCATACAGCTGTTTAAATGTTAATTCTTTAGCTTCTTGTGCTGATACGCCTAATAATTCACCTAAATATTCATATGTATTTTTATCTCCAAATTCAAATTTAACTATATTACCTAGTAAGCGCGGATGATATCCCTGTATATCAAATTCAACAAACATATCGTTTGCTGGTCTGTAACATAAACGCTCACCGTTGTTTTTATTTAATGATGCAAAGTTGATGCTGTTGTATGTGTTAGATGGTCTACTTGTTGTTGTGTGTAGGTTGTATTGGCTATATATTTTACCTTTGCTAATGCTAAATTCAGGGTATTTTAATTCAGCACCGTAGCAATCGATAAAACATTGTTTATCTACTTTAATACCTTGTGATTCTATTTCATGGAATACACGCGTTAAGGGTCCGTTATTAAACGCGTAAACCGCGTTATCTGCTCGGTATTTTTGGATTATAGGTAGTACAGCGTCAAACGTTTTTTCCTTTTCTTCGTAGTGTTTACTAATAGGAATTAGTTTATTTACTGCTGGGTAGTTGATGTGGGTGCTATAGTAGTAATTAATAGCAGGCACATTTAGTGCTTCTATTAGATTGGGGCGTTCAATAAATTCAACATCAAACAGTTTGTGTTCGTGTGGAAACCAATACAGCGCTTCCTTTTTATCTATCACCCACAACTTATCTGCTTTTAATAACCAATCAAATACTTCTTGTTTGTTTAATGAAAATGATTCATTGTGGTCTAAACACAGAATGTAGCCTTTGTGGTGTTTGATGTCTCTAACATACACCAAGCTAAGTTCACTTAGTTTTGGGTGATAGTTGTCGTTGTGGGGAATGAAATTAACATAACATTCTTTAAACGGACCTAGTTGCGATAGTTGTTCTTGCTTCTCTATTATATAAAACATAATTCATAACCTTTAGATAAAGATAATAAGAGGATTTTGAATAGAAAAATTTTTAATCTGTAACTCCAGGAACATAAGTTGTATTAATGTATTCTTTAATACCTGGTATTTTCTTTTCAGCTTCATTTAATTCATTCTCATCAAAATTACTTTGATAATATAATGCTACAGAAACATATAAAGGATTAGTTATAATCTGATCATAGTTATCTTTGTTGATTTCTTTAATTATATTTTCATTTACTTTTTTAGTAAAATATCTAAAAGTATTATCTGTTGTATCTTTGTTAAAATAATAAGAAAACGGTTTTTGATTATTTAATTTTATATTAGATATATTTCCATAAGTTTCAGTTGAAGGGTTTAATAGTAATTTATTAACTTTATCAGAAGTAATTTTTACTATTTCAGGAGCATTAATATTGAATTCTTTTCCTGCAAAAAACTTATTATTCAATTCATAATAATACCCTTGATATTCTTTATGAGTATTTAAAAGTAAATACTCTTTTCCAGTGGTATATTTACTTGTTACTGTTTGATTTTGAGGTATTCTTAAAGCCATAATTAAGTAGTTGGAATATTAGCATGAATGTGAAGAGCAGATCCACCGTGATATATAACATATGTGAATCCTGAGGCTCTCAGTAAGGTCATTAGGCTACTTACTTGAGCTGATGTGAATTCTCTTGTTCCTATATCAATAGCAAGTCCTCTACAATGGGTTGTTCTGTTGCGTTTATCACCATATGTTCTGTGGTAGCTATCGTTTCCTGCTGTTATTCTAATTGGTTTTGAAGCATTAATAAAAGAATATCCGGCTGTTGATTTTAATTTACTTTGGAATGTTAATACTGCATTTTTCAAATCTGTCGTTATATCCCCATTATCAGCTAAATTATTTCCTTTTTCAACTATATATTGTTTATCCAATGCTTTTCTTAAAGAGTCTGCTACAGGAGTTGTAGCTGATACTTTAGCATATTTTTGTACAGTAGAATTATAAACCGATTTAAACGCTTGACTTCTAACTAGTACAGGATATTTTTGGCTATTTTCTGCTACAGATCCTACTCCTGAATTTTTAACTGGTGTAACTGATGTTTTCTTTTCTGGGTTTTTCTTTTCTTCTTCTTTTTTCTTTACAATCTCTATTGCTTCTTCTTCATTCGATTGAGCGGCCATAACAAGAGTAGAAATATCTTTTAATTCAGCTGGGGTTAATGAAGAGTCATTTTTAGGTTCATCTAATATAATAAATTGAGCATCTATATTTGTTTTCCAATCATTATCTTGAATAGAATGTCCTAACCCAGTAACAATATATCCCATTTTTGTAGGACCTGCTCCATCTCCTTTATACCCTCTAGGCAATAATTCTTCAGGTATTCTAAATAGATTTCCTATAACTATTCCTCCAATACCATCTAATTCAAGAGATAATTTTGTTGGTATTAGAGATCTATTTTTATTATCACTTTTTACATAAGTTGTCCAAAAATTGATTATATCTTTTAGAGCATTACTGTATTTTGAAGATTCACCTACATCGTAATCTCCTACAAATTCAAAAAACCAATCTGGATTGATTTTGTTGATAAAATCAATAATTATGTCTAGACTTTCTTGTAAGTGTCTTACTTTTTCTTTTGCTTCTTCCTTAGGATCTGTTTGTGTAGATTCTGATGTTGGTGCTTCTTTTTTAGGTATAACTCTATCTGTTAAATTTTGATTAAAATCAATTAATGTATTAACATTTTCTCCTAAAGCCCCCCCTTTAGCTTGTGCTCCAATAGCTATCATAGAAGACTGTTCAGGGAATATTTGTGATTCTAATTTATATGACCTAACTGTTGATTTTAAATTATGAGTTTCAATTATAAAAGCATTGTCATATGCTGTGTTTCTATCTTCGGGGTTTGTATAATTTATATCTATTATTCTTCCTTTTCCATCTACTGGGTCTGTAAATACATCAAAGTTTGCTACATTTCCTATAGCAGTAGATATTCCGCTCATTAGATTTTTTAAAAAATCAAATACTGCTATGTCATTTTTTTCTTTTCTATCTCCTGATTCTATATCCTTACTAGTAACTAGAGAATGTATATATGCTAAGTTAACATATATATTTCCTATAACTCCCAATTGTTTATCAGTGTAATTACCATTGTACCAATAACTTGCATTTAAATTGGTCATAATGTCTTTTATAGTATCAAAACCATCAAAAAATCCTTCTTTTATTCCAAAATTTCCTTCTGGGTCTAGCCATGCTTCATTTTTAATTAGGCAAACTGTTGGATCCGTTGATAGTTGTAGAGGATGTCCTAGACATAAAAGAGGTCCTGGTGTTTTTGGCGATGATACCATATGATCTCCTTCTGAAAGAGAGAGTTCTACTACTGGTTTTGGGTTAGGGCTTGCCGAGTCTTTTATCAAGACATATTTATTCATTATGTCTATAAAATCTTTTAGAGCGATGTATATTTGAGGTTGATCATTAAAATCACTTTCATCTTCTTTTCCAGAAACATCTAAATCAAATCTAAAGAAATCCCAACCCTCATATGAACCTTTTTGTTTACTTTCAGTTATTATTGTTCTTGATACTATAAGATATAATTCATTACATATACCTGCTATTATGTTTTGAGCATATGATTTTTGAATATTAGAATCTTTTTCAAAGGGTCTATCAATTGAGGTATCTGATGGAAATATCCCCTGTGTGTCTAATGCTGTGTCATGAGCTCCATAATTAGTCTTTAATGATTCGAGAATTTCTCCAGTTGATATTATAGTTGTAGTACAATCATATCCACCATCTGCTCTAGCAGACCAGCTGTAGTTTTTTATAAATCCGTATAGTGAGTCGTAGTTTCCGTCTTTGGAAGCTTGATCAAATGCTTTTTTCCATATGTCTTCTTTAGATACTCCTCCATTTAAAACATCATCAATATAATTAACAGTGGTACCTATAGTCTTATCATTGTTTAGATAAGGAGACCAACCCCATTCTACTAAAACAGAATATCCTGGTCTCATGTATAGGAGTTCTAGTTCTTCTAATTGTCTAATATCCCATGCTTGGAAATTTATTGTTGCTTCTCTTAGAGAACCATATGCTGATTTGGATTTAACCGTCACGCCTGTAATGCCAGGCATAGGGCGGATGCCTAAGCGATATTTTTTTCCATCTGGGGATACATTGCTATAAGAACCATCTTGTCCTAATCCCTCTCTTAATTTTTTACTAGAGTTTAAGATTCCACCTTGTAAAATATATTTTTTAGCTAAAGCTCCACCATCATTATTAACATTAACACTAGAAGTTACTCTAATCCAGGCATTACGTGAATTATAATATTGTAGAGTTTGAGGAGTTCTAAGGATAAGAGCATCTTGTCTAGCCGTTAATTGATCTTTAACTCCCGGTTTGAACGAATCTTTAAATATTGACATAACATTATCTTGCTTGATTAAATTGATTATATAATCTCATCACATTACTTAAATCGGTTGGTATTCTTAACTGAGTACCAGGCGCCGGAAACATAGATCCTCTAGTTACATTACTATTTACAAACGCTATCACCCACCATAAATTAGGATCACGATAATATTGGTTTGCTATTAAATCTAACCTATCTCCTATAGTCGTCACAATATAAATATCACTTTCAGATAAAGGAATAACAGGGTATCTTTTACTTTCATAGTAAGGTTTACCTTGTTGTGTTTTAAATGTTGTACTATTATCGTAGCGTGAGGCCATATATTACTTATTGTATATATTGAATACTAGTATCACCAGTATTATTTTGAGCAATATGAGATGTTGTTTCTGATTTTTTAGATATCAAATTATTTCCTGCTGTCTCTGATCCAATAGGAGTGAACCCTAGTGTTACTTCTACTACATGAGGAAGTATTAACTGTTTGGTTCCTCCTTCCGGTTCATCTAATGCAATTTCCCAAGGCGAATCTTGGACTGGTTTTATACTTACAGAGTCTAGTTTGCCTAATTGACAATCTATCCAGTTACCTATAGTCATTCTAACTAATGGTCCTCTCATTAAATTACCACTTGAATAGTCGGGCATTGCATTTCCCATCAAAAAATTTAATTTCTGATATATAAACTTCATTTCCTTTTCTGATAATGCTGCTACCTGAAAAGTGACATTTATCTTTCTAGTAAATCCGTTATAAATATAAAATTTATCACCTCTACCAGCATATTTTACATCTGTCCATTCTGGGGTAGTATCATCTGATAAATTTGTTATGTATGCTCTGAATACCATCCATCTTCCACTATCTGGGCCACTTGTAACGCCGTCGTCACCTGTATTTACTGCTTGAATTCTAAATTTAACTAGATCCCTTATATTGTTTGATTTTCCAGGTGGTGTATCATTAGAATAATGAGCATCCCCATCAAATATAGGAGTTAAATTTATTTCATCTTGTCTTCCACTTCCTACTCTTAACTCACGTGTAATATTACTCCAAGTAAAATTTTTATTTATTGTTAAAATACTATTCCCATTATAATACGCTATGTTAGAAGTATTATCAGGTAGTTTATCAAAGCCAATAGTGTGGGTTGAATAATAAGATGTACTATTACCATATAAACTAAAAGCATTAACTTCTGTAGAGCCAGTATAATATGTTATGGCTCTAAGTTTCCTGGAGTCAATTATTTCTTGGTATCTTTTATAAGAAACGTTTTTTATAGGGAAAGCCTTTACTTTTACATCCGGTGGATCTAGTATAATATTATTGCCTTGTTCTATTAATTTTACCTTTTCAGGTACTGGGTATGTAGTTTCGTATGGGGTGGAAGGATAATTAAGGCTACCAGCATTACTACCACTAAAAAAATATTGTTTGCTTACTCCTAAACCCGCTTTATTATTTCTAATTGCTTTTTGACTAGGGATTGGAGCACCTTTATTATCTCTAGAATTACCAGCATATAAATTACTATAACTTCCTGTTTGAGTATCGGCAATACTAGCTATTCTAGGATCTAAACTAGGTATTATATTTGATGTGTCTTTTAAGCTTCCACTAACATATATTGAAGAGGAATAATTAGAAGCTCCATAAAAGAACTTATTTTTTGCTCTAGTATTAGCGTCGTTATATGAATTCTTTTGATTTACAACATTAATACCATTTTTATCAGCATCTTTAGCTATATAATTTAGAAACGAATTATCTAATGATGTTCCATCATTGTATGTCCATCCGTTTGAGTTTAAAGTTGATCTTGATGTGGTAGATACAGCAAAGTCTTTTGTGTTTTTTATTTTTACTATTTCTGGATCTCCTGTGCTATTTCTAGTTTTACCTGCAAATTGGTTACTAAATTGATTAGCTAAATTTATTCTAAAACCATCTTCAGTGTTACTATATCGTTTAATTAATGTTTTTCCTATACCATAAACTGATTCTGGTCCTCCTATATAATCATCTATTACTGTATCTATAGGCGTATTCAGTTGAGGAATAGATATTCCTGTAAGGGCACTAACAGCAGATGTAATTTGGTTTAATGTATTTGCTGTAGTTCCTATAGTTCTATTTATTATCCTATCTCCTAATTGAAATTTTCTAGATAGAGATACTAATCTGTTATTTTTAGAGGGATCATTAAGGTTAAAGCTATCATTATTAGCTGTTACTATAGCTTCGTATTTGCTAGCGTCTGATTGTATTGGTAATAACCCGTGACGTATAATGTGTCCTCCAAAAGCATTGATAGGAACTTGAAGTAATGTATTAATTCCTAAATTGTATATGCGGGTTGGTTGTAGTAATCCATTAGTACCAACAGATAAAGGATTACTAGGAGCTCCCATTGCTATATTAGCTAGGTTTTTAGGTACTTCTAGACGGGGATTTGATAGTTGTAAACCAATTTGTTTAACTATAAACAATGGTCCTTTAGGTGCATCAAGAAAAAATTTTCCAATACGGAAAGTATCTACTATTGATGAATTAATGGCACCTATTGCTCCTCCTCTAATTAATCCATCATCAAATTTAGTTAAACGTAACCTATTAAAAGGTCTATCAACAGTATTAATATCTGTTGTTATGTAAGGTTGCCTACTATCCCCTCCACCAGGTTGGTCCTGGCCATACTTAAGGGATTTTAAGTTTGTTTTTAAATCTAATAGAGGCATTTATGTTATATTAATAACGTCCTTCAGAAGGTCCTAAATCTCTATAGTTACGACCTGGAGCTGATTTATATATTTGAGATACAACACCTCCTGGTGATAAGTTAGGTGCATCTGTATCTAATTCATCTAAAATAGATGGGGGCCTTACTGCTGTAACACCACCTAATGCTGCTCTATTATAATCAAATATTCTGAAGTTTCCTCCAAATCCTTCAATAAATTTTGGGTCGTCTCCATATATTGAATATAAATTATGAAGAAGACTAATAGAAGGATCTAATGCTGTTGGAAAATATGCATATCCCCAATCAGCATTTTGAGACTGAGGGTTGAATGTGTTACCTTGCAAGCTAAGATTACTTTTGTCTAATTGATCGAGTACTGATGCCATAATTAATGGTTTTTAATTGTGTCAATAAATATTGTGTTTTTATGCTAGTTTAGTAGAGCCTTGTGTTAGTGTTGTACCTACTTTTTTACCATCCATGTTAACTGATGAATCTTTAGTGTATAGTTTATCTACAGATGCTTTAACGGCGTTGATCGCTGCTATTACAGTATCCATTTCACTGTTTTTTTCTTCTTTCCCTCCACCTCCTCCAATACCAAGAGAAGCTAATGCAGGTGCTACTGTTCCTAGTGCGGTCAATGCCATAATTACGGGTAATGCAAATATTCCTGTAAGTGACATAGCTCCTAATCCAGCCGCTATTCCAAGTAGGGCAGGACCTAATAATAGTAGTGAGGGACCCACTTCACCCAATTTAACAATCATATCTCCTATAGATTCAACAATAGTAGAAATACCACTAGCTATTGATGTAATAATAGTACCTACTGCTTCACCTACGGCTTTTATAGCAGGGGCTGCTAGTTTAAGAGCAAATCCTAATCCTATCATAGCTACAGTAAAACCTGCTAAACCAAGTAAAACTCGTGGATCAGATAAAGCTTTTCCTATTGCTTTTAATCCGTTTCCTATACCTGCTAAGGCACCTTGAATTAACTTACCATTTACCATTTGCAATAGCAGTAAAGCAGGAATTGCAGGAGTTAAAGCCACTAATCCTATTGCTGCTCCTATTAATTTGGCTATATCGGCAGGGGATACTTTCTTAAAAGATGCTATACCAGATGATATTCCTTTTAAGGTATCTTTAATACCATCTCCTGCTCCTTTCCCTCCAGCTCCAGCTTTACTTCCAGCATCTGCTGCTTTTTTAGCCTCATCACCACCTCCTCCGCCACCAATTAAGCTCTTTATTCCATCTTTACTAAATAACTTCATAGCATCTTTAGCCATTCCTTTTACATTACCCCACATATCAGCAAACCCTTTAGCCATCTTGGGGATATATAATAATGCTGCTCCTGCTAATAAAGGATATAAAAGATACCATTTAGAAAAAATAATAGATACATATTCTCCTGCTGTTGCTAAAATATCTAATATAGGAGAAAATATTTGGATTACTCCTGATATAGCTGCTTTTAATTTTTCAACAGCATTAGTGAATTTTTCTTGGGCGTTTTGTGCTTTAAGTTGTTCATATGCTTGTTCACCATATTTTGCTCTTACACCTTCAGCTCCTATTTTTTGGGCTTCTTGTTGATATACCATTTTAGCTAATTCCTCTCTAGACATACCTAAAGATTCAGCTATGGCTTGTTGCTCTAATCTATTTCCTTTAGCAAATGAATTTATTACATCTTGATTCTTACCTATCTCTTCAGATAAGGTTTTCATATCATTAGATAAAGCAGCTGCTCTTGCTCTTTCAAGATTCATCTGTTTACCTGTTAATAATTCAGCTTTAAGTTCAGATTCAATAGAATTTTCAAAATTAAGCAAATGATCTGCTGTTTTTTCCATTTGCTCTAAAGAAGAACCTAATTGTTTTGCAGCTACTACTGCTTCAGCAATTGCTTGTGGGCTTTTGCCTAGACTTACTGCTGTAGCCATACTCACATTACCTATTTCCTTCATCACATCCTTCAATAGAATAGCAGTTCCTTTCTGCTTATTCATTGAAGATACAGTCTTACCTACACCATCTAGAACTTTTTCTGTGTCTTTAGATTGAAATCTAGCTAAAGTTGTAAGCTGAGCTGCTTCTTTATTTGCCATACCTAACCTACCAGTTAGGTTAGTCATTGTAACTAAGGATTGGGTGCCATAATCGGCCACAAATCCCATTTCTTTAGACAGGTCTGCAAATGATTTTTTTAATTTTTCACCTGTTATATAAGCATCTGCTACATTAGATCCTACATGACTTAATTCTGTGTTAAGTAGGTAAGCATTTCCATAAGACATACCTAATTCCTTTCGGAAATTAGCTATATTTTCACTGCCCTTAAAAAGCATATCTACTATGCTTCCTAAAGTAAATAATTCCTTAAATTCTTTTTTTAGGTTTTTATATTTTGTAAGAAGGAATTCTGTTAAATTATTTTCTTTTTTCTTTTGTTCCTCTGATCTTTTTTCTTCCTCTGCTATCTGTTGAAGAGTTTTTAATTGATCTTCAATCCCTTGTTGTAGTTTTAATTGAGCAGTTATTAATTGGTATTGTTTTTCTGCTGATGCTATTTTAGCTGCGTTGCCTTTTTGTAGGGCTTTTGTATAATTTTCTTGGGCTACTCTTTGTTTAATAATAAGTACTTCATTCTTATCTGCTAAATCATTCATTTTTTTAGCAATACTAGAAGCATCTTTCAAAGGATCAGATAATCTTCTTGCTTCAACTACATTCTTAGTTAAACTTTCAGTTAATTTATCCCCAAGTAAATTTCTAAGATCTAATACACGATCTTGTATTTTACCTAGTTCATTATTAAATTGATCTATCTGTGCTTGTGTATTATCTGCCATACAGTATTATATCATATAAATATTGAAGGCACCTATTTTCTAGGTGCCTTTGCAATATAATCAGGAGTTATGTTTGGTCGTGCTATTTCGTTTTTACCTTTATTATTCATCATATTTTTCTGCTTATCATATTCCTCTGCTTCTTTATCATAGTGTTCTTTTAATAAATTAAACGTAGTTCTACGTAACCACAAAGGCATATTATAAACTGTGTCCCAATCATATCCACCTTTACCATTAAATACTATTTCGTGGATTTGTCTAAATAGATGTAGTCTATACTCAGGCGTCAGGCCAAAAAAAGTTAAGAGAAATCGGAATGGCTATGCCCTCCCCTACATAGTTTTCATCATCTGGAATAAATTTTAATTCAATATCGGGTTGCACTTTAGTATAATATTCACGGAAAGCTCTAGCATCTGGTGCTAATAAATAATTATCAATGAAATCACGAATTGATTTTTGATCACGATTTCCATTAATTGAGGTGATCATGTATTTTAGACGAGTAGTTACATCGTATGAGCCGTTTGGATTTACTTTTTGTAATCCCTTAATTTCCGCTTCAATTTTCTTTTCGTCGCCATGTGTAAGTAATTTAAATGTAATTACATTACCCGATTTAGGTAAACTGAATGAAAATTCATTTACACCGTCTTTAACTAGAGATTTGTCTAATTCTTTTTCTTTTAGTGTGGATAAGTCTACTGTAGCTTCTATTTCTTGATTTTGCTCATTGGTGTATTTGAATGAGTATTCCTGGCCATATCCTAAAACACGAGCTGCAATTAATATTGCGTTTTTATCTCCAATCAATATGTCATCATAGTTAATAGGAGTAACAATAAGTGATTGTAATAATTTATCAACCACGGTGCCATTTTTAATGAAGTTGGTGTTTGTGAGAATATCTTCTTCACGAGCTGTCATATACTTCATTTCAATTTTACCTGACGATAGAGGTGATTCTTTAGGATACAATAAACCTTTTGAGGGTAATGAAACTTCTTCTGTTGGAATTTTTAATTCTGCCATAAACGTATTTATTTTATTTGTGTGTATATAAATATATGCAAAACAAAGATGTCTGCCAAAAGGCAGACATCTCTTTAAAAGTACGGATAATAAATTAGAAGTTCAATACGCAATAATCCATAGCGATTGTTACGCTAAGTGAAATTGCAGCTTCACCACTTGCCCAATCATATTCACCAAACTTAGCAGTTTTAACAAAAGATCCTTTGATAATCCATTCACCTACTATATCACCTACAGGGCCTAAAATGTTTAATGTAATGTCTTTTTTATAGAAATCAGAATAACCATCACGGCCTGTTACTGATTCGTGTGCTAAACGAGCCCACTCCATTACTGCTTGAGCTCCAGAAGGAGTAATTGGATCATACAATTCTAAGTTCATATCA